TATCAAACCATTGCTTTCTGTCATGTCAACAAGGCTTTCACCTTCTATCTGTGTTTGCCCAACTAAAGATAATCCAGATCCAGTGTCTTTCATTGAATATATATAACCATCATCAGAAGCTGCAAGTATTACAGATCCACCGTCAATTACACTTACCCACAAAGATCCGCTAGGTAAATCTTTTACATCGGTAGCAGAAGAAGTGCCATTTAATTTTTGTAATTTACCGTCTGTTAATGTACCAATAAAATAATTTTTTACATAATAAATACCGTCCATAACTTGTCCACTCAATACATTCGTATAATTAGACCAACCACCACCTATGTTAGTTGTATCTATTTTCCTTACTATACTGTCTGTGCCATCATGTAAACTTACGTAAAGTAAATCTCCTCCCATAACCATTCCACTTACATTGTAATCTGCGTCTGAGTAAGGATCTGATTCAGTCCAATTTGTTCCGCCATCAGTTGAATAATAAGTTTTGTTTGCTTGCCCTACCCATAAAGTATCATTGTGTTCTAATATTTCCTGATAAGCATTAGCGCTTGCTCTTGCTGTATCTATGCCTGTTTCTTTTAGTAACTCAATACTGTATGATTCACCTTTGTCATTAGCATTTTTAAAAACATCTACACCTTTACTATCAAAAAATCTTTTGTAATCATTAGATGATTGATCTCTTTGATGTGCTTGATCTAAACCTGCTCCTCCAGAAAAGTTAGACCTAGCATACGCTTGTCCAAATTCTGCTCTAAATTCTTCTGGTACTTGTGCTGTATTAACTTGTTGCGCTGATAAAGGCGCTGTTGTTATAGCTAATTCTCTACCTGGTGCTACTGCAAGTCTTAATAATACGTCTGTTATACCATCAGAAATTTGTGCTTGATATCCAAATGCTAGTGGATTTGCAACATTCGATGTACTTGGTAAAGGCATTAGGTAAAGCTAACGCCATAAAGGTCTACACCTTGTGGGTGTCTATGTCTTTGTTCTCTTCTTGCTCTATCTAACAATACTCCGTAATATCTTAACAAAGCATTTCTTAATCTTTCACCTGCACCTGGTTGAAGTCCTCTTGATTCTAAATTTTCTGTTATGTAATTTGTAGTTGTAGCGTCAACATCTAATTCAGATAATAATTGTGCTACTGCTCCTACCATAACTATTTGTTCATGGAAATCTTCTAGTCCACATGTTGTGTTTAAATTTGTATCTTCTGTTGTTGGTCTAGTAAATGCAGCAGCATATACCACATAAACACTTTTACCAGATGTTGGAGCTGTTGGAAACTGTACTGCTGCATTTGTAGAACTAGGTGTAAAATCTGTTAATAGTTCTAAAGCTAAATCAGTGTATGTTGTAACAGAAGTAGTACTGTTATTTAATTTTGCTTGTAATATTCTCTTTGCTCCCGAAGGCATTTCTACATATTGTGTTGAGCTAGTTGTTAGTGTTGTAGTTTTAACTGCATACAAAGCAGGATATAAACCTATTACTTGATCTGCTATTGCATTTGCAACATTAAGTCTTGGATATTTTGGTTTCAGTATTATATCTGTTCCTTTAAAATGTTCTGCTGCTGTAGATCCTAGTCTTCCTCTTTCTACTGTTATTTCTCTTGATACTGTATTAATGTCTTCAACCATTAAAAGTTCTTGATCTATTTCTAATACAGATCCTGCACCAATTAACTCTTCTTCTTCTGGTGTAAATAAACCAGAAGTATAACTTAATGTAACACCCCCTGCTGTAATGCCTTGACCACCAGTAATACTATCTAAATTAGCTACTTGTGTAAGAGGTTCTTGTTCTTCTACTGGTCGTAGATACTCTCTATAAGTCCTATCAATTAGTTCTGCAAATGTAGACACTTAGCACCTACGCAGTTCTAAATAATAAGTTAACTTTTCTTTCAGCACCTTCTGAACTAGCAGATACTACTTTTAAAAATCCTTGACCTGCAAATGCCCAACCACTTGGATCGACACGTACTACATCTCCATCTGTTGCTGTATATGAAACTGCTGTTCCATCTGTTTCCACAACGTCCATAAAAGTAGAATTATCAAAGGACCATTTAAAAGCTATTGTTGCACCAGTAAAAGCAGATGGTATAACTATGCCACTTAACAACATGTTTCCTACTTCTGCTGATGAACTTTCTGTACCACTACTTGCTATAGTTACTGGTATGTTTACTGTTCTTCCGTATATCATATCTTCCTTATCTTACCATATCCAAAGGACCGCCTATCAAAATAAGCGGTCCTAAAGATTATTAATTAAGCTACGAACTTGATTTCACCGTGATATTGTTGCGGTCCGAAATCAAAAGCCATTTCCATATAAACAGCTTTAGCTATTCTTGCGTAGTCATCTTGATCAACGTCCCTTACAAACATAGTTCCATATCCTGGAATGTTAAGGAAGACTGGCTTAATGAAAGCCAAGTCAACGATATAACTCTTGTTTGCAGGTAGATAATCAGATAGAGCAACGCCAATAGATCCGAATGGAGTAACAAGTGTATCTATGTTCACACCACCAATATTTCTTTCTCTTGGTAGGATTCCATAATTTTGTGTTCCAGAAGCTGCTGTTCCCTTAATCATTTCTTTATTAAGAGCCATTAATTGCGCAGGACTCACGAAGAGTACTGGTTGCTTCATAGGAGCGCCATTTTCATACATTGTCTGCATAAGGTTTGCTACTGCTGTCCATGACAGTACTTGGTTAGAACCAGTTCCATCACCATCTGAATCGTGATATTCCCAGTTACCGCCTGTCAAGTTGACGTGTTCTGCGAATCCTCTCATCTGTCTTGGATTACCATCAGAACCATCATTGAAAGCGGCATTCCATGCTGCCCATTCAACTTTTTTAGCTACTGTTTCCAGTATAAGTTCCATTTGATATGCCAATTCGTCTGATATCGGATTGCTGCCAGCTAATGATAATTTATCAATGCTGTTTTTGTAATTAGCTTCAAGATCAAAAGGCACGATCTCACCACTTGCTGCTTGCGCTGTGTAAGTAACCTGTGCTGCCTCATGGAAAATTTGAAGTACGCCCTGTTGGGAGCTTCTGCTTCTTCCTGAGTAGTTTGGTTGCCCACCTTCGTCATCTGGTGTTACAGATGATACAGTTGCATTGTCTTGTGTTTGGAACTGGAAGAAAGTAGCGTTTGTTACTACTCCACCGTTCAAGCCACCTGACGCAGCTAGTAAAGGAGTTCTGTGAGGAGTGATCTTGAATAATTCACCAGTAAAGTTATTAATATTACTGGTTACAATAGGGTTTGCACCTGATATTGCTGCCATATTCTATTTATCCTCTCTCGACAATTAAGTCGAAATATTATTTGTTATTTTTTTCTTCTTCTTGTAAAAGTAATTTTGCTCGGATTGAATCTTTTACAGATCCTTCAGCAATTACTTGTTGCAACTGTTCTTGTAAATCAACAGGTTGAGCTGCTACAGAATTTTGGTTTATAGTTGTCATCTTTACGTCACTTTCAGCTATCTTCTCAGCAGCTACTTCGTTGTTCTGCTGAACTGTTGTGTCAATGTCGTAAGTTTCTTTTAACCAACTTCCTAGTTCAGAAGTATCTGGCTTACCATCATAAAGATCGAATGCCATCTTTCCTGTACCTATAGTTGGATCTAAGCCAACATCTTTAAAAAGAGATGTTTTCACAACACTTTTTAATTCCTTATTCTCTTGCTCTACAGATTTAAGTTTGTCCCTTAAACCTTTTATACCTTCGTTACTTTCGTTGCCTTCCATAATTTCTTCGTTTTCTGCCATTAGTTTTCTCCTAGCTTTCTCACACAGTTACACTATTGCTCCATTAAGGTGTGGTACATAATGGGAGTGAGTTACAGTATTTGATTATATGTTGAATTGGCGCTGCAACTATCGCAACAACACCTCTACGAATTAGATACATAAGTAGAACGTAGGTTCCCTACTTAGAATTTAGAGATCTATTCTTTACCTGGCGGATACTACTAACGCCAGTACAATTATTATAGCACATAAAACTGCTGCTACTACAATTTTTCCAGACTTAGTTAATTGATATTCCCAAGCGTCATTCCACCATGTCCACTTGATATCTTTTTTGAAAGTACCTTTTTTACTTCTAGCTCTTCCAGACTTTTCAATTAATTTCATAACTTCCTTTCTACCTTTTAAAGTTCAACTAATCCAGTCAAACCTTCTTGTGTACGTGTAGCTCCACCTTCTTGTGTGAATGCTGTACGTTGTTCAGCTTCGAGTCTTTCTCTTAATTGTTCTGATACACCTTCCCCGAACACTTCACTTTCTATAAATTCAGATAATCCAAATATATCTTCTCTTCCAGTAAATCGTCTAGCTAACTGTTTTAATCTAGGCAGTTGAGTTTCAGCTCTAGCTGCTAATTGCTGTGCGCCTGTACCACTAAGTCCTGCACTTATTAGTCTTTGTGCTTGTGTTGCGTCTATTGCAAAACCTTCTTCTTTAAATGCTCCACCAATTTGTGATACACTTATTCTTTTATCTATAATATCTTTACTTACATCTTCAGATATAAAGCTAGCAAAGATTGCTTCATCAGATATATCTTCTACAGAAGTAAATGTATTAGGATAGTTTTCTACATAATATTGCTTTACACTTTCAAACTGATTAAATAAAGTGTTGTAAGCAACACTAAGTCTTTGTTCAAATACATAAGGTGAGACATCATTCTGAAATAATGTTGTTACTTGATCTTGAAAATAGTTAGGATTCAAATTATAATCTGCTAATAAATTGCTGTAATCTTCTTTCATTTTTATATAATCTAGTTCTGGATTAGCTGTTTCTATTCTTAAAGTTGTACCATCTTCTCTAAAGATTCCAGGAAATTCATCTTTATACGCTTGTGTAGTTCTTACTGATCTAATTGCTTCATCTGAATCTCCTCCATTAGTATTATATTCTTGTAAGAATGTTTCCATTAACTGTGGACTAAGCCATGAATAATTTAATTCAGCAAATGCTTTAGCGTCAAATTCTTCTACTGGTGCGCCTGGTACTTCTGTAGATCCAGGATATTGAATTTCTGGTAATGAATCATCTTGTCCAGGTAATAATTGCCACCCTTCTAAAGTCCATTGATAACTCTTACCATTCTCACTCATTATTTGACCAATATAAAATTCTGATCCACCTTGATCACCTAAGTTATCACCTAAGTTATCACCTTGACCACCTTGATTACCACCTTGATTACCACCTTGATTACCACCTTGATTACCACCTTGATTACCTTGATCACCTTCGTCATCTGGTGACTGATATTGTGCTATAACCTCTCGTGGATCTCTATCAGATTCAAAGTCAAAAGTAACTCCTGTATATACTGGTTCTGGAGGAGGTGCTGATCTTTGTTGTATTAATTTTT